CCGCTCGTTCCGCCCCCAGACAGCCCCGAAAGAGAGGCTGTCGTGACAGCGGTGATGTCCCCCGTGGGGACTTGATCTATGCGTTGTGTAATCCTTGAAGGCATGGTCGCTCCTAGCCGAAGTAGGTAACGTCAATGGTGCTGCTCGACGAGACCCGAATGAACTTCACATCGCCGAGATCATCCTCGTACAAGTCCAAAACTGAGTACGGGTTGATGTAGTGGCCCACACTGGCCGTCGGGGTACCCCACCTCACCCTGATCGGCTCGGCACCGTTGGTGACCATCGCCGCAATAGCCGTTGCCGGCACTGACGCCAACGCCACTGCCGTACCAGCTACCGCTAACTGCTCGTCACCGACCGACGCTCCGTATTCTGATGCTGCTCGTCTGATACCCATGTTTCTCCTACGGCTCCAGGGCCGCTACGCGTGTTTCGAGGTCGTCGAGCTTCTCTTGGATCTTGCGAAGTTCGTACTCAATAGATAGGGAGTTTGGTCCCACGAACCTGTGGGTCGGCTTGTAAACGACCGGCATCAGTCCTCCACCGACCAGTCGTCGTCGATCATGTCGCCCAGATCATCCAATGCAATCCCCAGGGCGTGAACGGTGATCTGTAGGTCTTCCAGGTCGATAGACCTGGCGTACGCGTTCATGTCCATCGTCTGCTCAATGGACGACACTGTTGCTTCCAAATGGTCGATGCGTGCTACCAGGCGTGCTGAGGACCATGTGACTGTGCCGACTATTACGGCCACGGACAGCATTAGTCCGACGGCTACGGTGGGGATTCTGACTTGGCGGATGTCGGTGGTGTCGGTCATGGCTACTCAGGCGGTGGTTCGGAAGAAATACGCCCATCGGGTAGCACTTCAGCCTCGGTGTAGAACTGCTGGCAGAACGTGAGCGCCTGCGCTTCGGTCGGTTCGGACACATCCCATGTTTCCAACCCTGTCAACGCTGCGGTAGTAGTCAGGTAGCCGATGCGATAGCCGTCGTTATCAACAGCCCACCCAGCCTCAGCGTGCCCCCCACGGTCGTCTATCTCACCCTCAGGCCCAGTACCCCACACGCCGTCATTGGATAGTTTCCACTTCAAGTAGATCATTGGACCAACTCCGCTCTCGCTTGGTCGGCCAACATCTGTTCCCGATCAGAAACCATTTCGTCCAACAAGCCGATCTGCCGCATCGAATCCAACTGCGCCCAACCGACACTCCCCGACATGATCTGAAGGTTTGTCTGGCGGGTCAACCGCTTCTGCCAGTATTCTGGCTGAGCATGCTCAATCTCGTCACGAGTAAACTTCTGAGACTCATCGAACAAATCGGTGAGTATCGCTATTTCCCGTTCAGCACCCCGCATCACAATGCGGGTGTGTTCAAGATCAACTTCCTTTTCTTCCGCTTCAATAGCGTCCAGATCATCGCCCGTTTCCAACAGGCGAGCGATCTCTATTTCAGCCTTGCGAACGCCGAGTTCAGCGAGGCGTAGTTTGTACCCCATGTCCTGAAGTTCCAGACACAACTGGTAGAACCGCATCTCTGGAGTGTCGTGCTGCCCGAGGACGAAGTGGATCAACTGGTAGCGGGAGCGTGGCTGCTGAATCTCAGCGATGGCTTCGGAGATGTTCATGCCAGCGTCCCAGCGTTCGCCAGGCCGCTACAGGCGAACGTGGCAGCCGACAGGCCGGTGCTGAGCGTTGTTCGGCTGTCGTCAGCGAACGCGAACTTGTCGACCGTGGTGACATAGCCGCTGGCAGCTTGGCCGCCGGCGAAATACCCCGCGACACCAGAATCGGCGAAGGCAGCCGTCAGGGTCCGGCCAGTCGACAGGCCAGTACCGAGCGTCGTTCGGCCGTCATCAGAGAACGCGAACTTGTCGACCGTGGTGACATTGCCGGTGCCGCCGCCGAAGTATCCGGCGGTCCCCGAGTTCGCCATGCCTTCGGTTCCGAACGTCGCAGCCGACAGGCCAGTACCGAGCGTCGTTCGGCTGTCGTCGGAGAATGCAAACTTGTCGACCGTGGCAACCGGCCCGGCCAGGCCGCCTCCAGCGTACCCGGCGGTGCCCGAGTTAGCCATCGCGCCGAGAAGCCGTCGGGCCGTCGATAGGCCGGTGCCGAGTTGGGTGATCGCGTCGTTGGAGAACGCGATCTTGTTCACCGTGGTGAGGGCCGCCGAGTTGTCCCAGCCGCCGCAGGTGTACCCGGCGGTGCCCGAGTTAGCCATGCCGGCCGTCTGGTTCGTGAGGTCGCCGAGCGTCGCGGAGAGCGTCGTGCGGCTGTCGTCGGCGAACGCGAACTTGTCGACCGTGTCGACCGCGTCATCAACGTCGCCACCGCCGAAGTACCCGGCGGTGCCGGCGTTCGCCATGCCGGCCATATACCGCGTAGCCGCCGACAGGCCGGTGCCGAGCGTCGAGCGGGCATCCGACGGGAACGCGAACTTGTCGACCGTGGTGACTTCGCCGTCGACATATCCGCCGGCTGAATACCCGGCGCCAGTAACACCACCAGCGGCGCTGGCGAAGATCCCGTGATCCGCTGGGCGAATAGCCATTAGGCCAAAGCACCAATCAGCGACCAAGCATCAGTCGCCGTCTTTATCAACGTCGCCGCCGCAAACTGACCGTCGATCTCCTTGTTGGAATCCTTAGAGTTGATCGTCACACCAGAACCCTCCGCCAACGTACAGTTGGCCGAACCAATGTTCTGAACGATGATCTGCGTGCCGACATCGTAAGCAATCGACGAGTTCGGCGGGACGGTGAACGTCTGCGCCGAACCATTCGATGAGGAAACAAACTTCCCAGCATCAGCCAGCACGAACGTGTAGGTCGTGCCGGTCTGGGCGTTGATCGCCAAAGGGGCGACCAGGCTCCCAGCGGTGATAGCGCCTGTCACAGCCAGGGCACTCAGCGTGCCGACCGAGGTGATCGCTGTCTGGGCGGCACCAGTGACGGTGGCTGCCGTGCCGGTCACGTTGCCAGTCACCCCACTAGTGGCAGTAATAACCCCGCTCACGTCCAAGGTGCCGTCTGCGATGACCACATTGCCGTCGGTGACATCCAGGGCCGTGGCCGAGTTGGTGCCCTCGATGACGAGCTTCTCCTCGGAAGCATCCCAGAGCATGTAGTCGCCGGCCGTGGCCGAATGGAACGTCATGTCAACGCCCGTGCCATCAACCCCGACATCAACAGCAGCATCAATCGCCAAAGCAACCGAAGGAACCGGCCCTGAAGCCGACGTAACATCGATGTTCGTGCCGGCCGCGACACCAGTCACATCCCCAGTTGTCGGAGCTGACCAGATCAGACCCGTCGCCTCCGTCGAATCAGCCGTCAACACATAGGTGTTGGTGCCCACAGCCAGACGGGAAACGGCATCCGAACCGGTTGCCGCAATGATGTCGCCTTTGGCGTCGACAATGTCGTTCTGAACGACACCAGGTGTCGAGTTGACGAACGCCTCAACGTCGTCAAAGTTTTCGTTCATGTCCGCTGCGACGATGGTCGTCCCAGCGGAGAACGAGTTAGTAACGGCCAGTGTTGCCATTTATCTGAGCCTCCTAGGCGTGTAGGCGAAAGCCAAAGCGTTCATTTCCCAATGGTTGTTAGAAGTCGGGCCGCTTACTTTCACACTTACAGCCTTCGCTGTCCCGAGTGTGGGCAGATTCAGCACCACAGCGGTGAGATCACGCGAGATCGCATCCCACGCCGCCCAATACGGCGACGTGTCATCACCGTCGTCCCATTTCGCTGTCCCCCACAGCGACGTAGACGTTTTCCCCGAAATGCTCACAGTGAAACTGCCAGTGGCAGCAGACTTGTCGTAATCCTTGAAAATGGAGACAGGCAACGAAATGGTCGCCTCAGCCGAAGTCACCAAACGTGGCCGACCCCATCGTTTCTTCACAATCGGATTCTTGCCCGACACCCACCGTGTAACGAAATACGACGAAATGTGCGTTTCCGCAGAAGACGCATACCGGTCTGTGGACCGGTTCTGTTCGTCTTCAACGTCGATCAACACGCCCGTGTTGGCGACGCACGCCCCGTAAACGGTTGAGGAATCATTCGGTGGCCGGTACGAATACATGGCCGCAGCATCAATGTCGGTCGTCACCCAGGCCCCGCCGGCAATCGTCGGGTCGTAGATCAACGTCCGACGGGTCGTTGACCCACCCTCCGTCCAGTCGACCGAAACGTACAGCTTGTTGTTTCCCCACCCGAGCTGCGGGTTCGTGGCAAACGAGATGCGTCCGTCGTCCACGGCCGGCGACATCTTGTCGAAGATCCAGACGAACCCCTCACGGTTGTACAGGTAGACGCCCTGGTCGGCATACCAGAAGAACACCCCGAACGGTGTCGCTACCGGCGACGACAACGGAACCGACCCGACATCGTTGCTCAACGTCACAACCTGGAAAGAATCAGAATCGAAGCCGAACACGGCATGCACACTGTTCGACTTGAACACCAGCAGGCGGTCACCCATCGGGCACAGGCCCGTGATGTAGTCGCCGTGGTCTCCCTTGTCGATGTCGACATAGTCGGCGGCCGTCCACGTTTCGGGATCGTTGGCGTTCGACCACCGCAAACGGTACTTGTGGTTCGTTCCCGATTCGTAGGTGTTGGCAACCCACGCAAAGTTGTTCCACGCTGCGATGTACTGGGCCTGCGGCATGTTGCCGCCCGACCCGAGCGTGACCCCCAAATCGGCTGCTGTCGTCCCATCCCACTTGAAGCACACCTGGTCGTAGGACACCCCGTAGGCAACATTGTTCATCGTCACGCCGTACACGCGGCTGCCGTCCGTTCGGGAAGTGATACCGGTCAGGTCGGTGAAGTTCGATGCCGCGCTGTGGGCGACCTTTGTGCTGTAGTTGACCATCACCTGATTGGTGCCGCTATCGGTGTGCAACGCCCAGATGCCCTGGATGTCGGCACTCAACGCTGTCGGGTTCCTACGGTCCACGCCGTCACGTTGGCGGATGCCGCCACGCGGATCGACAAGGACGTTGAGCAGATCGGGTGATTCGTTGTCCGCCAGGTTGAACTGGTCGGAACGAAGATTCAGACCACCCGTGAAAGCCTCAAGGGCCTCAAGCTTCCAAGTAGTGGAGGCCACCTACAGCTCCCACGAATAACGCAACCGATTCGGCAGGTACGACTGCGACATCCACCGCGACACCGACCGGCTGTTCAACCTGACCGGCTGTGCCGCCGGCATGTCCTCGTAGCGGGCACGAAGGTTCTCCAACTCCTGGTTGAAGATCGAAAAGTATTGCGCCGACATCGTCGGATCTTCCTGCTGCTCGTAAGCACGCGCAATCCCGTAAGTAGCGAGAACCATGTGGAACGGGGTTGGCAGATCAGACGGCTCGGTGTCGTCTGAGACCCCAGCGCCGAACGCCGCAGGATCCTTATACCCCCGAACGTAAACAGTGTCGACCGACCCTGGGGTCGGGTAGAGGCGAATCGAATCAGCCCAGAAAGACCAATACCACGGGTTACCCGTCGTGTTGGAGTTCAACGGGTAGATCACATCGCCGTCATCGCGGCCGATGTATTCGAGAACATGATTGTCGGTCTTGACGGCTGCTATTTCACGCAACCCGTTCGTGACCGACGCCCCCACAACAGCGACCGTGTAATCCTTCTGAGAGGCCACAGTGTCGAACGTGGTCGCAACCTCGAAGAACGGCCAGCGTTTCTCCGAATAGACGATCACATCGTAGGCTTCACCCAGGAAGCGGTTCATCACATCGTCGGAAATGTCCGACGTGTCGATGTCAACCACTGAGCGGACATACGACCGCATGGTCGAAATGTCCACGGCTACTCCCTATGGAAGACGCACAGGTCTCCGTCCCCGACGGGGCGCCCCTTGCAGGGCACCCCGTCGCGGGTCAGAGAACTGCACTTGACCGATTCTGGGACAACAGGTTCGCCGCCTATCGGGTTGACTTGCTGGATGTTGCGGGAGAACCCCACGGTTTGAGGCCGCGGTGTCGAATCCCGAAAATTGCCACCAGCGGGCTGCCCGTATGGGCGTGAGCCAACCTTGTAAACGTTAGCGAATTCTCGTCCCATCAGGATCAGGTAGCCCCGTACATGAAACCCTGTCGTGCGCGGTTGCTGCATGTGAGCTGGCCGTAGACCAGCAACTGTGAGTACACAGCGTCCTGGTTGGTTGGGCGCACGAACGGTGTCGGCTTGAACCAGACATCGCTATGAGCCACCAACTGCAAGTATTTAGTGTTAAGGAAAAGGAACTGACCTGAGGCAGCAGCGTCATCGAAGGTCACGGGACAGCCCTTGAACAGCAGGTTCTGGAACCCACCGTCAGCCATGTCGGTATCCGTGTACCGAATCTGGCTCTCCAAGAGTGCCTCGTACGCTTCGTACAAAGTCTGCGTGGTGATGCCAATCGTCGGCTGGTCGTTGCCAACCGAAATGGTGTTATAGATGTTAGCCATGCTGGCTACAGTGATTGCACCATTCTGATTGACTTCAGTGGACTTCCACCAACTGTTGCCAGCGCCCAGCGGATCGATTCCACCCAGGCTCACGCCCGTTCCACCGACAATGTTGGCTAGACCGTTCCAGTCCTTGCTGCTGTTGCCCGTCCCATCAGCCCAGAACATGGTGTTCATGTTCTCGATGATGGTTTCCTGCGTCTGGAAAATCTTGCCTTCCAGCAGGTCGATGATCTGAGCTTCACCGTTGTTTTTGGCTTCCTCGATGCCCGAAATGGTCACCGTAGCCGCATACTGTCCCCAGTCGTACTCAGCCGCGCTAATACCCGTCTGAGCCGTGATGTCGATAGTATCCGTGCCACTGTATGAACCAGCGGTCGAGTTGGTCCCGTAAATGATCGGGACGACGATCTTCGCTCCACCACTGATCCGACGAATGGTCTGCCCATTCGTCAGAGCGTAGAACAACGGCCTTGCGCTGAAGATGTTATCTGTCAGCTTGGGGACATAGTTCCGTAACGTGGTGGTAAGAATCTCATCAAAAGAGCTGTTACCAGCCATAAGTTTCTCACCCCCCTAAGGGTTTGTTAGGTGCCGTGTTGCTTCTTGGCGAGAGCGAACGCTTCCCTCAAAGAAGACGGCTTCCCGTCGGAACCACCCTCCGACACGACGGCCCCCGCCTGGGTGCCGCTGCCGCTCGCCACCTTCGTGGCGTCGCGTTTCGCGTCGGTGATCTCCTGGTCCTTCTGG